TGTACGATAATGCTCGTGTGTACGGTGATGCTCGTGTGTACGGTAATGCTTGTGTGTGCGGTGATGCTCGTGTGTACAGTAATGCTTGTGTGTGCGGTAATGCTCGTGTGTGCGATAATGCTCGTGTGTACGGTAATGCTTGGGTGTACGGTAATGCTTGTGTGTGCGGTGATGCTTGGGTGTACGATAGTGCTCGTGTGTACGGTGATGCTTGTGTGTACGGTGATGCTCGTGTGTGCGGTGATGCTTGTGTGTACGGTGATGCTGGCTACGCCACGGTGCATGGTTTTGGCTCCGAATATCGTACAACTACATTTTTTAAAACAAAAGCAGGAGATATTGGTGTGAAATGCGGATGTTTTTATGGAAATTTATCAGAATTCCGAAAAAAGGTAGTAGAGACACATGGGGAAACGAAAAAGGCAAAGGAATACTTGATGCTTGCTGATCTGATGGAATTTAGATTTTCGGATAACTCATAAATAGAAGAGAGGAAAAGTCAATGGAACAATTAGAAGGAACGGTAACAATGCCGTTGATTACATATCAAAAAATGAGAAATGATACGAGTCAGATTTTCAATTCGCACGGAACTGACCATGATTCTGAGGATAAGAAGAAAGGGATTTGGCTCTGCTTGAATCAAGAAAAACTCTTTGACCTTGCGTGGGAAGAGATGATCAGACGTGGCATAGATGTATCAAAGTACGACAAGGAGAAAGCAACGTACGAGCATGGATTTGTCAAGTTCGGGTTTAAAGAGAGTCAGGTAGATATAAATGTATAAATATGTGTGCCGAAGCTGTGGAGCAAATTTAGACCCGGGCGAAAAGTGTGATTGCATGGATCGAAAAAGACATATGGAAGAGAGAAAGGAAAAAGCATCGCAGCTATTGGAACGTGAGGATTCGTGGGAACAACAAAAATTAATATTTGAAGAGGAGAGGCCAATGAGAATTACAAAGATAAAAATCAAAAATCTGTTCGGCATCAGTGAATATGAGGCAGACGGAAAATCATTAGAGTTGATAGGTACGAACGGAGCCGGAAAGACATCGGTAATAGATGCGATTCGGTATGCGCTTACAAATAAGTCAGACCGAAAATACATAGTGAGAAATGGAGAAACAGAGGGTGAGATTCTGATTGAAACGGATAATGGCATCCGCATTAACCGGAAAGCAAGAACCAATCAAGCAGATTATAAAAGCATCAAAAAGGACGGACATGAGATTGGAAGTCCTGAGACATTTTTAAAGGATATTTTTTCGCCATTGCAGTTATCACCAGTAGAATTTATGAGTATGGACGAGAAAAAGCAGAATGCAATCATTTTGGACATGATTGAGTATGATTGGAGCCTCGATACGATTAAAGGATGGTTTGGTGAGCTCCCAAGCTGGGTATCTTACGATCAGAATATTCTGCAGGTGCTGAATGATATCCAGTCAGAAAAAGGAGATTATTACCAGCATAGGAGGGATATTGACCGTGATATCCGCAATAAGAGAGCGTTTATCGAAGAGATTGCAGATACAATTCCAGCTGGATACGATGTGGAAAAATGGGAGAGTGAAAATGTTGGAGAGATTTATCGACAGATTGAATCTATTCGTAAAGCAAACGAGGAAATTGAAAAGGCAAAGCGGCTTTTGGAAAGCAGAGACAATAAGGTAAGGAAGTTCGAAGCAGACAGAGAGATTGGATTGGCGGCAATAGAACGTGAGTTCCAAGCGGAAAGAGAGCGTCTTCTGAAAGAAAACGAGCAATTGCAGGCAAGGTTGAGAGCAAATAATGCAGAGCTTGACGGAATGACAGAAAAGAAATTGGACAAGCAGGAAGTTGTACATCAAACCTACAAGGCGAATGTGGCAAAGTATGATGCAGAGGTAGAACAGTATAGAGAGTATGCAGAAAAAGAACTTAAAAGTTATGAGGATCTGCAGGAACAGGCAGAGTATGCAGAGCAGATGAAAGGTCATATAAACGAGTACAGAAGAATGTCAGAGCTGCAAGATGAAGTCAGAGAGTTATGTGCGGAATCAAAGGAGCTTACAGATAAGATTGAAAAGGCAAGAACACTTCCGGGAGAAATTCTTTCCACGGCAACAATCCCGATTGCAGGGCTTAGCGTGGTAGATGGGATTCCGTTGATTCACGGTCTGCCAATCAGCAACTTATCAGATGGAGAAAAGTTAGATTTGTGTATTGATGTGGCATTACAAAAACCAAACGGTCTGCAGATCATCTTAATTGATGGAGTGGAGAAGATGTCTACGAATCTTAGAGAGCAGTTGTATCAGAAGTGTAAAGACAAGGGACTGCAGTTTATTGCAACACGTACAACAGATGATGAGGAATTGACTGTAATTGAATTGTAGGAGGAGCAAACATGGAAGATATCGTAGTAAAAGAGAATAGGTATGAAGTTTCAAATCCGTTTTCGAACGGTGAGGATTTCAACAATCTGTATAAGATTGGACAGACATTCGCGAAATCGCAATTGGTACCGCAGAATTACCAAGGGAAACCAGAAGATTGCATGATCGCGATTGATATTGCAAACAGAATGGGAGTATCTCCTTTGATGGTAATGCAAGGGCTATATGTTGTGAAAGGGAAGCCGTCATGGTCCGGTCAAACATGCATGAGCATGATAAAAGCGTCTAAGGAGTTTCACAAGGTGCGCCCAGTGTATTTCGGAACACCGAATACAGATACATGGGGATGCAGAGTCGAAGCGGAAGACAGAGAAACAGGAGAAAAAATAAAAGGTCCGGAAGTTACAATTCAGATGGCGAAAGACGAGTGGTGGTACAGTAAAAAAGACCGATACGGCAACGAGACATCAAAGTGGCAGTCTATGCCAGAGATGATGCTCGCTTACAGAGCAGCTGCATTTTTCGCAAGGCTCTATATTCCGAACGCATTAATGGGAGCGCGTGTTGAAGGAGAAGTGGAAGACATTGTCGGAAACGAAAAAACAGAGACAATGGATCCATTCGCAGCACACGATGAAGTAATGATCGATGAAGAAACAATGAGAGAAGCGGAGGAGATTTTTGGATGATATTGACGAATGAAAATTATTACAGTATGGAGGTAAACAGGCAGTTTCTGTCTGTTTCCCAATACAAAGACTTTTGTGGAACACTTGGCAAACAAGCTTGTGAGGAACAGGCACTTGCGAAATTAAATGGACTGTGGGAGACAGAGAAAACCACTGCATTGATGGTAGGCTCTTACGTGGATGCACATTTTGAGGGAACACTGGATCTGTTCAAAGCACAGAATCCGGAAGTATTTACAAAAGCAGGTACATTAAGAGCGGAATATAAAAAAGCAGAGGAAATTATTAATCGAATCGAGCGTGATGAGTATTTTATGAAGTTCCTGAGTGGCGAAAAGCAGGTCATTATGACTGCGGAAATGTTCGGTGCAGATTGGAAAGTGAAACTTGATAGCTATGTAAAAGATGTCTGTATCGTTGATTTAAAAGTGATGAAGTCCATCCGGGAACTGAATTATGTAAAAGACTTCGGTCATATGCATTTTGTAAGTTACTGGGGATACGACATTCAAGCAGCAGTATATCAGGAAGTTGTGTATAGGAACACAGGAAAGAGACTTCCGTTTTTTATTGCAGCCGCATCTAAAGAAAAAGAAACAGACATTGAAATCATACAGATTCCTCAGCAGATGATGGACGATAGACTTGCAGAGGTTGAGAAAAACACAGGAAATATTTTGATGCTGAAAAACGGAGAAATAGACCCGATCAGATGCGAGAATTGCGACTGGTGCAAGCATACGAAGGTACTTACAAAACCAATCTGGCCAGATGAATTGTTGGGAGTTGAGTAGGATGGCAAAGAAAAAAGCTCAGATTACAGAATACATGGATAATTGCATCTTTTGCGGCAGACCTACAAACGAGAAGCACCATCTTGTATTTGGAAGTGACCGTCAGAAAGCAGAGGAAGATGGTCTTGTGATACCGATTTGCAGTAACTGCCATACGATGAACCGGAATACAGAGAAGATACACGGTAACAGTATGGCGTGTAAGCTTTCAAAAATAGCAGGACAATTGCTTTTTGAAAGTCAGTTAGGGACAAGAGAGGAGTTCCGGAAAAGATATGGAAGGTCATTCTTATGATGAAGACATTTTCGATAAAAGGGAACTATTTCAAAGAAAAGACATTCCCTGGTTTAAATGAGTACATAGCAGCACTCGGAACAAATCCGAGAAAAGGTGGCAGAATGAAAGCGGAATATGAAATGATAGCCTGTAATGCAATCAGAAGAGGGCTAAAACGATGGAAGACCGAGAAACCTGTGATTTTGCATTATAAGTTTTACGAACCGCAGAAGGGTCAAAAACGAGACTATATGAATATTTTCAGCTTTGCAGATAAAGTAATTGAAGATGCACTCCAAAAATGTGGAGTAATTAAAGATGATGATCCAAGGTATGTAAAGAACACGACACATGAGTTCTTTTATACAGATGGAACGCCAAGGATTGAAGTCTCAATCGAAGAAATAGATTAGGCACTTATCTTATAAAATATATATCACAAAACGTAAGCCAAAATACCTCCAGCTACACAATTGGTTTAGTCGGAGGAGAAAGGGGTGATAAGGGCTTGAATTACTTAGCTGAGATTATCGCCTTCGAACGATGGCTCGAAAATAACTACTTGACCAGAGACGCCCAACTCCTGTGGTACAGATTAATGTACCAGGCTAATAAGTGTAACTGGCCTGAGTGGGTTACAGTAGATAACCTGAGATTGATGGCAGCCATGCAAATGAGTCGTGAGGCAACCTTTATAAAGGTGCGAGACGATCTCCTAAAAGCTGGTTTAATCGAATACCAAAAGGGCAAAAAAGGAAGCCCGAACAAATACAGATTAATACCTTTCACTTTCAAAAACGTAGTAAAAAGCGAAGTAGAAACGGTAGTAAAAAGCGAAGTAGAAACGGTAGTACAACAAGTAGCAGAAACCGTAGACATAGATAAATATAAAACAGAAACTAAAAATAAAAAGAAAGATACTAACGTATCTAAAGAAAAAATCGACTTTGCGGCGATTTCCGACTTGTACAACAGCATCTGTGTATCTTACCCGACATTGAAGACCATGTCTGAGAGGCGGAAAAAGGCCGTCCGTGCAAGAATGAATACAGGATATACAGTTGATGATTTCCGTGTTTTGTTTGAAAAGGCTGAGAGTAGCAGCTTCCTGAAAGGGCAGAACAACCGGAACTGGTCCGCCACATTCGACTGGCTGATCATGGACGGTAACATGGCAAAGGTGCTGGATGGAAATTATGACGACAAAGGGCAGAAAGGAGAAAGATATGACACTGGACGAGAAACTGGAAGAGATGAGAAAAGCCTCACAGAACTCGGAATTGAAGCAGGACTTGGGAGAGAGTTCTCAGGATTCTAAGTGTCCGAAGTGTGGCGGTATGGGATGGATACCGTACAAGAAAGATGGCTTGTGGTTTGCAAAAGAGTGTGAGTGCCGGGCGAAAGAAATCGCAGAGAGCCGTCTGAGATTTGCGAACATACCGGAACTGTTCCGGGAGCTTACGCTTAAAACATTTCGGGCAGACATCTACAGAGGGCCGGAGAGCGTAGCGAAGATTAATCTTGCTTGTAATATCGTGAAAAGGTATCTTTCGAATTTTGAGGAGATGGAAGCTGCTGGAATGGGATTGTATCTTGTATCGCACGCGAAAGGTTCCGGAAAGACGAGAATGGCGGCAGGGATTGCAAATGAACTGATTGCACGTGGGAAACAGATAAAGTTTGCTGTATCTTCTGCAATCCTGAAAGAGATAAAGGACACGTGGCATGAGGGGAGCGATTACACAGAGAGTAGACTGATAGATCAGTTATGCCTTACAGAAATTTTGGTTGTTGATGATTTTGGAACAGAGAAAATATCGGACTGGGTGAATGAAAAATTTTATCAAATTTTGAATGAGCGTTATGTCCGTAAAAAAGTGACGATTTTTACTAGCAACGAGAAACTCTGTGAGAGCAAATATGACGAGCGGATCATAAGCAGGCTGAAAGAGAATTGTTACGAAGTGGAATTCCCAGAGGAATCTGTAAGAGAGTTGCTGGCAGAGCAGAAGAAAGCGGAAATGCTTGGGAGATTAGGATGATACACGCAGAATTGATTAAAAACAGATTCGACTCCCTCGAAGACTATGAGAAATTCGCAGCAGAATGGACAGAGGTATGCTGTATGGTGAATCAGAATAGTCGGAATATGGGGAACAGGGAGCGATTTAAGAAGATTGTAGAAATACGGGAAGGAAAGGTATAGAGCATGAGCAGATTAACAAGAAAAGAAACAATAATTATAAGAGGAAATGAGACCGCGGCTTGTAATTATAAAAATAATGAGTGTAATGACTCGTGCAGATATGGAATTTGCAAATGGCAAGAAAAAGCAAATATGCGGTTGAAAAAGTACGAAGATACCGGATTAACTCCAGAGCAGGTGCAGCAGCTAAAAGAACGTGATACGGCGAAGAAACCGATTAAAAATGGAGCGAAGTTTACCCCGATATACGAATGTCCAGTATGTGGGTGTAAAGATGTTTCTTGGCAATCATTTTGTGATGAATGTGGACAGAGATTAGATTGGAGTGATGATCCTGTGATGAAAAGATAGAAAGAATGTGAATGAAGTTTTAAAGATTTGTGAAAGTGGAGTAGGAGGATGAAACGATGGAGGAGTTAATAGTTGACTGCTTTGCTGGTGGAGGCGGAGCGAGTGTAGGAATAGAGATGGCGCTTGGAAGACAAGTGGACATTGCGATTAATCACGATCCGGATGCAATTTTGATGCACAAGACCAATCATCCGGATACACTGCATCTCACGGAAGATATTTTTAAGGTTGACCTGAAAAAATATGTACACGGCAAACGAGTAGCTCTGATGTGGGCGAGTCCGGATTGTACAAGTCACAGTAAGGCGAAGGGAGGGAAACCGAGAGAAAGAGGATTAAGGATTCTCCCCTGGGCGGTATACAAGCACGCGAAGGCAATTTTACCAGATGTGATCATCATGGAAAATGTAGAAGAAATCCAGCAGTGGGGACCTTTGGATGAAAACGGGCATCCGATTAAGGAACGGCGTGGGGAAGATTATAAGAAGTTCATTACGGCTATGAAAAGTCTTGGTTATATCTTTGATAGTAGAGAATTGGTTGCAGCGGATTACGGAGCGCCAACAACAAGAAAACGATGGTATGCAGTCTTTAGGAGAGATGGAAAAGATATTATGTGGCCAAAGCAAACACATTTTAAAGATAAAGAACCAAAATATGTAGAATGCGGAAAATTAATTGATTGGTCTGACCTTGGGAAATCCATATTTGGTCGCAAGAAGCCATTGGCGGAAGCTACGCAGAAAAGAATAGCGAATGGGATAAGAAAATATATCATTGAAAATCCTAATCCATATATTGTAAAAAATAAAGATGCTATTGCATTTCTAGTACAGTATCATGGCGAGCAGAAAGCCGGAGAATCAAGAGGCCAATTCTTAACAGAGCCTATCAGAACAATAGATACGAGTAATAGATATGGTTTAGTGACAGCGTTTATCACAAAATATTACAAAACTGGAATCGGGCAAGGATGTGATGAACCATTACATACTATTACTACATCGCCTGGGCATTTCGGCTTAGTATCTGCGTTCCTTATTAAGTATTACGGTACGGGATGCGGACAAGATTTAAGAGAACCTCTTGCAACAATTACAACGAAAGATAGATTCGGTTTAGTTAATGTAATTTTAAATATTGATGGAGAAAAATACATCATTAAAGATATTTTTCTTCGAATGCTAAAGCCAGAGGAGCTAAAACTTATGCAAGGATTTCCAAGAGACTATATCATTGACCGGGATTATAAGTGGAATCGTTACCCGGTAGCAAAACAAGTTGCTAGAATTGGAAATAGTGTAGTGCCGATCATGGCACAGAAACTTGTGGAAACAAACTGTAGTTATTTAAAAGTTGGAGAGCGGACACCGATACCGATTGTGAAAATGCAAGAGAGCGGACAAATAGCGTTTGGATAATATAGAGGACAGCGGAGCACGGTCTTAAGTGCCGTTGCTCCGACCTCACAGTATTATAGGCTCCTCTACTATAAATACACGCGAACTTGAAAAAACTAACGCGGTTTAAAAAAATATAAAATTTGAAGGGAAGTGATAATTTGAGCTATGGAAGAACACGGAAACAAGCAAAGCTGGACGAAGAAAATACCTTTGATGATATTATAAAGCGAGGACCGAGTGAAACTGCAAAGTGGCACATGCAGCACGAAACATATCAGAGTATCGAGGTAATGGATTACATCAGGAAAATACATAAGGGAGGTGGTGCCGGTGGAAATGACAAAAGAACGGTTAGCATCGTACAGGAGCAACCGACAAGAGATCGCAGAGCTGGACTGGATGCTGAATAATCGTTGGAAGAGTGACAGTATGATAGGGAATGATGTTGTCTTCGATTATAGCAAAGGTTATCCAATGCCACAGTCGGTAGTCGGGTTTGATCAGAAGAAGTATGAAAGACTGCAGAACCGGGATTTGCGTAGAAAAACGTATCTCGAAAAGGAAAATGAGGAGATTGAGGATTTTGTAGGGAAGATTCAAAATAGTTTGATAAGAAGAATATTCAATCATTACTTCATAAACGGGGAAAAACCGGTGAAGCAGAGCGAGGTGGCAAAAAAAGTACATTTGGATCAAAGTTGTGTGAGTAGAAAAATTGATGAATATTTAAAAAACGCATAGCATGCATACGAAACATATTTATAATAACAATAGAGCCAATAGGCGAACAGCAATCGGCTCGGAGAATCGGTTGATTTCTCCTGACAAAATTCTTCTTGTATGAATCAGGAAAGGCACCTTGCAGATTGTGAGGTGTCTTTTTTGTAATATTTGATAAAAAGAACAGATGTTTCTTGTATATTTTCTGTTTATAAGATATAATATATTTGAAATGTTAGAGGAAACAAAAGCTATCATTTCAAAATTTCGTTAGGAACAGTTGCTTGTAAAGGAGTGAAAAAAATGAAAACCACAATAAGCAAGAGCTTTCTGGACGGATTTGCAAGAGCATTGAGCTTAGATAGTACAAAAGAATGGCCAAATATCTATGATGATAAAATGAAAGATTATATGGCATTAAGGGGCGATTGGGATAATGTCGGAAAATCAATCCGAAAAGAAACAAGAAATTTCAAAAGAACCAGTTTCAGACATTGAAATTGAAAATGAAAAGCAAGCGGAGCAAGTAAAACAGGTAGTGGTTGAGGCGATAAGAAGCGAATTCAGTGGGCCAATGCCACCCCCGAGTATACTTTCGGGGTATGAAAAAATTCTGCCAGGTGCCGCTGATAGAATTTTGTCAATGGCAGAAAAGCAATCTGCACATCGACAAAAGATGGAAGAAAAAATGATTAAAACAGAATCAAGAGATAGCCTTTTGGGGGTATTGTTTGCATTTTTTCTAGGATTTGGTTGCATAGTTGCGGCTGTGGTTATGGTAATTGCAGTTCCCGAAAATGCAGGTGCTATTTCAGGCGCTGCTTTAGGCGTTACTGGAATTGGTGCAATTATAACAACATTTATAAAAAGTACTAGAAGAGGCTATAAAGGCCAGCAAGATTCAGGAAAAGAAAGAAAAGAATAAAGTAAAAGAAGAGGCGTCCATTAGGGCGTCTTTTCTAATGCGGAAAATTACGGATACTTAGTTCAGTGGTTAGAGCGGCCGCCTCATAAGCGGAAGGTCGCAGGTTCAAGTCCTGCTGTATCCAGAGATAGAAATTGATAGATTGGAAGGTGGTGAGCCGGATGGCGAAAGGAAAATATCAAGAATGGCTAGAGCCGGAAGGCTTGCTAAAGCTTGAAGGATGGGCGAGGGATGGTCTGACAGATGAGCAGATTGCGGAGAACATTGGTGTTCGCCGAGAAACATTGTATGATTGGTGCAAGAGACATCCTAACATTTCTAACGCCCTAAAAAAGGGAAAAGAAGTAGTTGACCGCCAAGTGGAAAACGCTTTGCTTAAGAGAGCACTTGGATACAAGTATGACGAAGTGACAATTGAAGATGGTGTTGAAACTAAGAGAGTGACCAAAGAAGTAGTACCGGACACAACAGCACAAATATTTTGGTTGAAGAATAGAAAGCCGTATGTATGGAGGGACAAGAAAGACGTTGGTCTTGCTGGGGAACTTAACACGAACAACCCTTTTGCAGATTTAACAACAGAAGAGCTAAAGAGGCTGGTACGTGATGGATAGAAAGCAGCAGATCATACAAGGTGCTAAGATAGAGCTTGCAAGGCGCGAGTTCTTTTTTTATTGTAATTTGAAAGCTCCTGACTTTTATAAGCCGGAAAGAGAATATCTTGTACATCTTTGTAATGAGTTTCAAACATTCCTTGAGTCCGATGAAGAAGTAATGATTGTGAATGAGCCTCCGAGGCACGGGAAAAGTAGAACTGCCGGAAATTTAGTTGAGTGGATTCTTGGAAAAGACAGGACGAAGAAAGTTATAACGGGATCCTATAACGAGACATTATCAACAATGTTCTCAAAAAACGTCAGAAACAGCATCCAAGAAGAAAAGGCAGATGAGAATAAAATTATTTTCTCTGACGTGTTTCCGGGAGTAAAAATAAAACTCGGAGACGGAGCAATGAATTTGTGGAGCTTGGATGGTGGGTACAATAATTACCTTGCAACCTCTCCGACTGGTACTGCTACTGGATTCGGTGCAGATATCCTGATTATTGATGATTTAATCAAGAGCTCGAAGGAAGCGTATAACGAGACAGTGAAGGAAGGTCAC